GAAGACGCCTATCCGCTTTCCGCAACCTTTCCCATTGCAGGGGGGACTTGCTTCATCCGTTTCTTCATTAATTGGAATTTGACTGAAAAGGGACACGTTGAAATCGTGTCGCTTGAACCACAGCATGAAGTCAACGGCATCGTTTGGGCTGCTTTCCTAGTCTGGGCCGAAGGACAAAAACCCGAGTGGACCCGATGGTTGGACGGTATCGTCGAAGACGCAAGGCACGCTCAAAACGACTGGCTCCTTTCACGCTATTGAACGAAAGTCAATTCGAAAGTTCTGCAACGGGGTGGGTCCGAAAGGGCCCACCCTTTTTGCTTTTTGTCAACTTTTTTTTTCGAAAAAAAACCCCCGGGGCCCTTTTTTCATTCTCCCCTATTCAATTAAATTCTTCTAATAAACCAAATTAAAAAATTCGGGGCGGTTATTCTTTCTTATAGGTCTATTAAGTTAAAAAATAAAAAAAACAAAAGCCCTACCCTTTTTAATTAATACTATATATATCTCATACAATAAAAATAACAAAAACAAAAAAATCCCCGGACCTTTTCTCTTCTATAGTCCTTTTTAGTTACATCTATTACAATTAAATAAATAGCCAGCATGGCTATAAAAAACTTGACAAAATTCCAAAAAGGTGTAAAAATAGTATGCTATGAATAAACTATTCAAAATTGCACTATTAATTGCAACACTAACTACAGCGGCCTTTGCCCAAAATGCCCCAGTTCGCGCCTCTTTTGAGGCTGGGTACACCTCAACGTACCTTGTGAACGGTTTGTCCCGCACCAAGGCTACTCCTTTTGCAGGAGTTGGTCTAGGCTCGACATACTATGGCGTTGATGTAGGAGTGTCTGGCACGATTCTCCCAGTTAGCGAGAATCTCGATGAGAGCCACTGGGCTTTCAATGTAGGAAAGGGCTTTCAAATTTTTGAAGGTCTAGTTTTGCGCACAGACGGGGCTGTCATTCGTCACCAAGCTGGCGATCCAAATATCCCAAACTCAACAGAAGCAAACATTAAAGTTGCTCTATCTAATATTGTATTTACTCCTTATGTAAAGGGTGTATATGATATTAATCTAGAACAATATGGATATGGCGTCGGCCTCGAACGCCCAACCAGCGTATTTGGCTGGTTTACTGTAACTCCTGCGCTAGAGTACATTAAGCTAAGTGATTCTGCTAATGCCGTTGCTAAGCTTGGAGTGAGCCGCACATTCTTTGATCACCTTACTGCATTTGCAGAGGTTACTTACATCAAGAATGACTTTGATGTCTCTACATTTAACTTTGCTCGCAAGGAGTTGGATGGCGAGGTAGTTGGCGCTGGCGGTATTCGTTGGTCCTTCTAATTTAAGACAATTAAGTTAAATCAACCCCTAGGTTTAAAAACTTAGGGGTTTTTCTTTTTTATACATATAATATAGCTAATGTCAAAACAAGATAAGTCCCCAAAAATTCTTCAGCGCGACAAGTTCAAGGAAGAAATCAAGATCAGAGAACTCAATTGGACAGAAAAGCAAAAAGCATTTATTGATATTGCCCTGAATAAGGACGTAAAGATGATGTTTATTAGCGGCCCCGCTGGGTCTTCTAAGACCCTGTTGAGCATCTACTGCGCCCTCCAATTGATTAAGGACAAGAGAGTGAGCGACATTATGTATATTAGATCTCCAGTAGAGAGCAGCGACAGCAAAATTGGCTTCCTGCCCGGAGATGCAGATGAAAAGCTAAAATATTATAATCTCCCCTTTGCTGATAAGCTAGAAGAGTTGCTATCTAAACAATACATTGAAGCTCTCAACAATCAAGGCCGACTTCAGAGCCATCCTTTGTCATTCGTGCGCGGCATGAGCTGGAACTGCAAGGCTATTATTCTTGATGAGGCTCAAAATTGCACTCAAAAAGAAATAGTTACCCTTATGACAAGAGTTGGAGAGTTCAGTAAGTGTTTTATTCTTGCTGATCCTGACCAATCTGATTTGGCTTATGGTAAGTCAGGCGGCTTTGAGAAGTTGCAAGCTATTTTTGGTGATGATGAGAGCAAAGAAAAGGGAATTTACTCTTTCCATTTCACCGAAGACGATATCAAGAGAAGCGATCTAGTCAAATTCATGGTAAAGAAGCTAAAAGCTCTTTCTCCAACCGTTCGCGTATAAATATTTTGTTAAAACTGCTGCAAACTTACGCACATTCTTCTCTGATTTATCCCAAAAAAACGCATGAGCGAACTCCTCAATAGTAACAGCCATTTCTCTACGAGGCAAGAGAGATGCTTCTATCAATATCTGAGGACATTCATTATCAGGAGAATCACAAAGCCCCTCTGCCCTGTCTATGGAGGGAATTTTGATTTTACTAACAGAATACTCTACGCCCTTATCTGTCTTAAATTTAAAACTTTTAGTGGTTTTTTTAGGCATATAGTGTATAATCCTTAATATGAAGATCTATTGTCAAAAGTGTGGTTCTGGCACTGAATATTCTTTCAATAAACCGAAGTTTTGTTCTGCTTGCGCCTCCAGCTTTTCTATTGTAGCTACAGTAGCTCCAAAAGTCATAAAGAATACGCCTAAGATTACACCAGCAGACGAGGAAGAAGAAATCTCAACAGAAAGAGTGCCCGACATTTCAAAATTAGACTTTGAAATTGATGTAAAGCCCAACAAAGGATCAAAAATGCAAAATTTGATGGGAACTTATAATGGAGAAAGTGAAAGCAGCTCAGGCTCCCAAGCTCAAGGGTTCAATAAGCAAGAAGCTTTGGAGTCTTTTAAGCGAGAAGCGGGTTTTTACCCATCTCGCCAATCCATGAATGAAGAAGAATAAAATAAAATTTGAAGCTTGCATCAATTTAATTAACACTGAAATCTTAAAGCGTAAGAATAAGTGGACCTTGTCAACGCTTAACTGGATTGATTTCGAGGACGTGTCTCAAATTATAAGATTCCATATTTATAAAAAATGGAACCTTTATGACGAGAAGAAACCCATGCTTCCTTGGATTAATAGAATCATATCCAATCAAATTAAAAACTTAATAAGAAACAACTACGGAAATTATGCTCGGCCTTGTCTAAAATGCGCCGCAGCTTTGGGAGAGAGTGAGTGCCGCATCTACGGACAACAAGATCAGGGTTGCCCAATGTTTAATAATTGGACAAAGACCAAAAAAAATGCTTACGACTTAAAAATGGCTGTGTCTATAGAAGATCACTCTTACGAAATAAATAATCAAGTCTGTATTAACTCAGATATTCAAAAGGCGACTCAAAATTTGCACGAAAAGATGAAGCAGGTTTTAAAGCCAGTAGAGTGGAAAGTGTATGAACTATTATATATCAATCACAAAACAGAAGAGCAAGTTTGTAAGATTTTAAAGTTCAAATACGACAAGGAAGCTAAGAGCGCTTACAATAAACAGCTCAAGAATATCCAAAAATCAATAATAAGAAAAGCCAAACAATCTTTGGCTAATGGAGAAGTAGACCTATGACCGAAATAGAATTAACTCAAGAACAAAAAGACACTATCATTCGCACTTGGAATGACAGAAAAGAAAATCCTCCTAGTTTACAAGAGTTAACTCAAATAGTTTTTCCAGATAATCCAAATATAGATGGAAGAAGCGTCTATGGAAAGTCCGTAAAGAAATTTTTAGCATCAAGAGATTTAAAAGTAAGAACAAAAAGCGAATATACTCCAAAAGACAGGGTGTTCCTGTCTGATGAGCAAAAAGATTATATTGTTAACAATGCGGCAATGATGACTGCCACAGAATTAGCCAGAGATCTTTTCGACAATTATGGTTTAACAAATTTATCTATAGAAGCTCGCTCTATTCAAGAGTATTTAGATACCTTGCCCAAACAAGTTCAAACTTCAGCAGGTCTTCCCGCCGAAGAAGAGAGCCAAGAAGATTACAAACCACCCAAGAACCAAGAAAGAGCTTTAGTTAGAGTCAACAGATATGTTTTAAATGGAATAGATAAAGATAAAATCACAACTAAGCAAAAAAAAGAGCTAAACTCTCTAATCTCTTATCTTCACACTTACAGATTTTTACACCAGATAGGAACATATACTAATGCTGTAGACAGAGATCTTTTCGAGAGCAGTTTTATTAGATATACTTTTGATAAATCAGATTTAACTCAAGAAGAAGTGGACCAATATATTGTTTTGGCCACGGAAGTTGTAATATCTTCAAATATTCAAGAAACAATAGCGACTTTGCAAGATCAGATAGATCAAGAAATTAATTCAGGCGCAAAAATTCCAATGACTCTAGTAGAAGCAGTCACTTCTGCTCGAACAGAGTATAATCAGTGCGTCACTCGTCAGCAAAAACTCCTTAATGATCTAAAAGTTAAGAGAAGCGAAAGACTTTCCAATCAAGTTAAAGATAACGCCTCCATTCTTAATCTAGTGCAGATGTGGAAAGACGAAGAGACTAGAAAAGAAATGATAAAAATGGCAGATATGAGAAGAGAAGTTTTAAAAGCAGAGATTGGACGCTTATCATCTATGGATGATGTTAAAGCCAGAATCTTTGGCTTGACAGAGGAGGAAGTTTTAGATGGTTAAATGTAAAATTTGTAATTTAGAATTCGAAACAGACAAGAATTTTCATGGGCATCTCAAATCTCACAAGCTGAGAATGGTGGAGTACTACCAAACTCACGAACCGAGATATGATTTGCTTACTGGAGAGTTAATAAACTTCAAAAACAAAGATTATTATTTCTCTAATGACTTTAATAATAAAGTCTCCATGAAAAAATGGCTGAGCCAGCAAGATGTTGACGCTCAGAAGTCTTATTTAAAAAAATTCTTAATCCAGAGAAAAGAAAAACACAACTTAATTTATGCACCTACTGAAGTCGAGCTTAGATCTATTACTAGCCCGCCCGTTCCTTATTATCATAAGCTTTTTTTGGATTACTATGACATTTGCAATTCTTTGGGCTATAAAATCAAATACGCATATCCGAAAGAAGAATTAAAATACAAAATTAAAGATGGTTTTAGTATTTTTATTGATACCAGAGAGCAGATGCCTCTTGTTATTGACTATCCAACAGAAGTTAAAGGGTTAAAATTCGGAGACTACGCTATCAACGATCCCAAAAACAAATGCTACATTGAAAGAAAGTCAATCTCTGATTTTATTGGCACCATGAGCGGCGGCTACGAGAGATTTTGTCGTGAAATAGAGCGTTCTGTGGCAGCAGAAGCAAATCTGATAGTGCTAGTAGAGCGCCCTTTGCAGGAGTGCTTGAGCTTTCAGTATCTCAATTACGTCTCTAAGAAAATCAAAGTCACTCCAGAGTTTGTTTTCTTTAACGTCAGAGAACTAATACAAAAATACTCCAATGTACAATTTTTATTTGTAGATGGTAGAGAAGAATGCGTTAGAATAATGAAGAAAGTATTTTTTAGCAATGGAGAATATAAAAAATACGACTTGCAATTAATGTACGACTTAAAACTACTATAATATGTGGCACGAAACAACAAAGTATAAGAAGAAAACAGAAAACTATAACGAGATTTATAAACAGCTTCAAGGAGAGCTAGAAGATAAAGAAGCTAAGATTTCGTTGACAAAATTTTTACGTCAAAATCTATATTTTACTACTTATTTATTAACAGGGATTAAGCTTGCACCTTATCAAGAGATTACTCTTAAGGGAATGTTTAATAGAAACTTTAATATGTGTGTTTGGGGCCGTGGTTGCGCCAAGTCATTCATAGCTAGTGTTTACTGTGTGCTGCAATGCATCTTTGAGCCAAACACAAAGATACTTATCGCTGGCCCTACGTTTCGTACAGCCAGAGCGATATTTAATAACATAGAAAAGATGACCGAAAGCAAAGGCGCAGAGCTATTGCTGCAAGCATTCGGAGCCAAAAGTAAAAGAAATGACTTGTACGAGTGGGATATTAATGGCGGATCTATCAGAGCCATTCCTCTAAGCGGCGAAAAGATTCGTGGTTTCCGCGCTAACATTCTTGTGCTTGACGAGTTCTTGCTACTGCCAGAAGAAATCATCAAAAATGTATTGATGCCATTCCTTGTTGCGCCTCAAGACATGAAAAGGCGTATTGATATCCGCGAAATGGAAGACTTGCTAATTAAAGAAGGCAAGATGAAAGAAGAAGATAGAATGGTCTTTGTTAATAATTCAAAAATGATAGCTTTGTCCTCTGCTAGTTATACTTTTGAGAATCTTTACAAGACGTATCAAGAGTGGGTTAATCAAATCACTTCCCCAGAAAAAGGAGAGTCGTCTTATTTCGTTTCTCAGCTTGGATTTGAAGCTTTGCCAGCAGAGATGATTGATAAAACAATTATTGAAGAAGCTCAAAGTGGCGGAACTTCTCATTCTGCATTTTTAAGAGAGTATTGTGCTCAATTTACTGATGGATCTGACAGTTATTTCAGCGCAAAGAAAATGGAAGAGTGTACTTTAAAAGACGAATATCCTCACACATTAATAAAAGGATCTACTGGCAAGAAATACATTATTGGCATTGACCCAAACATGAGCGACAGCCCAAATGCTGACTATTTTGCCATGGCTGTCATGGAATTAGACGAAGATACTGGCATAGGAATACTTGTTCATACTTATTCTGGCCTTGGCAATCTAAATAATCACGTTAAATATTTTGGATATCTAATGACATACTTTAATGTCGTGATGATAGTGAGCGATAATGCTGGCGCAGACATATTTTTAGATACATGCAATCAATCTGATGTCTTCAAAGCAAATAAAATAAATATTAAGACTCTTGAGTTCGCAGCGGACGCTGAAGGCGCAGAGTACGACGCTCAATTAAGAAGCGCCAAATCTCAATACAACCTATCAGAACATAGGATAGCGTTTAATCAAGTATTCTCTTCTGGATTCATCAGAAAGGGCAATGAATTTTTGCAAGCTTGCATAGATTATAAGAAAGTCTTGTTTGCTTCTAGAACTTGCTCTAATGAAAAGTTCTTTAGTCAAGTAATAGACACTTCAATTCCAAGAGATCTTATATTTACTGCTGATAGACAAGATTGGACCAGTCTAGACTTTATAGAAAACCAAGACGACTTTATTTATCAAACAAAAAAGCAATGCTCTCTAGTAGAATATACTACGACTTCTAGAGGCATGCAAAACTTTGATTTGCCGCAGCATTTGAAGAGAGGATCTTCAGCAACAAGAGCTAGAAAAGATAATTATTCTGCAT